TCCCGATCAAACGTACACGATGGAATGCGATACGGTCATCCTCCCGACCCCGCTTGTTAGCGGGACGGAAGTAGACCAAATCCCTGACCCGTGGACAACCCCGGTGGCGTTCTATGCCTGTTACAAGGCCAAGTTCAAAGAACAATCTTACGGCGAAGCTGAGATTTTCAAGCAGCAATATCAGCTACAGGCGCAATCTGTCCTAGCGACAACGTACACCAGAAGGATGCCCAACCCTTACTCGACTCCGTACTGATATGGCTGCCGCTGAACAGAAAAAGTCCTATCAGGTCATCAAGGAGTTCAAGGGGGTCAATACCAAGGCCAACCGGACGGCTATCGACCAAACGGAATTCTCTTGGATTGAGAACGCCCAGCCTATTGGCTTTGCCAACATCAAGATCATCAACAACCGCAGCACGGTTCTTGACTCTGGCAACACGGCAGTCACTTTCACCAACACGGTGTCCGGCCTGTTTTCCTGCTCCATCAACAACAAGGATTACATCCTTGCGTTCCAGGCTGATGGTCGCTGCGAATACTTCAACATCAGCGATGCCGTAAAAGGCACGGTAGCTGCTGCCGGAACATTCTCGGCGGCTGGCGTAGAGGTCGGGCAGTGGAAAGACGAACGCGCCCTAATTCTTGACCCGTCCAACGGTTACTACACCTGGGACGGCACAAACCTGGTGGCTGTAGGTTCTGTAGGCTCGATTGCGGTCATTGCAGGCGGTTCCGGCTACACCAGCATCCCCACGGTCACGATCAGCGCCCCAAACAACGCTAATGGCGTTCAGGCGCTTGCCGCAGCAACCATTTCTGGCGGCGCGGTCACGACAATTACAGTGTCCGAGGCTGGAACAGGTTACACAGTAGCCCCGACTGTAACCCTGTCCGGGGGTGGCGGCACGGGGGCCAATGCCATTGCAGGCATTGTGACGTTCCAAAAAGGCACGGTCAGCGTCTTAGTGACCAACGGTGGTAGCGGTTACACCAATGTGTCCAACACGGTAGTGACTATTTCTGGCGGCGGCGGGACTAACGCCACAGCGCAGGCCGTGCTATCGGGCAACCAAGTGTCCCAGATTCTGATGAGTAACCCAGGATCGGGCTACACCAACACCGCCAACATTACGGTGTCCATTACGGGCGGCGGCGGCAGCAATGCGACTGCCAAGGCTGTCATCAACAGCAACGACAACGTAGGCGTGGCCTCGTTCTCTGGGCGCGTCTGGGTGGCTTACGGACGGACGGTAGCCTATACCTCAGCCGGTTCGTACAACGATTTTACCAGCGTGTCGGCTGGAAACATCCTGCTGACCGACTCTACGCTGCACGGCAACATTCAGCAGATTCTGTCTGCTAACAACTTCCTGTACATCTTTGGCGATGACAGCATCAACGTGTTCTCGGATGTCCGGGTCACGACCGCAGGTCTGACGCTGTTTACCAACACCAACGTCAGCGCCTCGGTAGGTTCTAAACGCAAAGACACAATCTTCCCGTATTTCCGTTCTGTGCTGTTCCTGAATGATTACGGCGTTTATGCCTTGGTAGGCTCGACTACTAGCAAGCTGTCTGACGCACTGGACGGCGTGTTCACAACCATTGATTTCACCTACCCAATTACGGCTGGGCAGGTTCTTATCAACAACATTCTGTGCGCGGCATTCAATTTTAAGCAAAGCTACTACGGCGGCTCACGGTACGTCCAGGCTGTGTTCTTTGAGAAGAAATGGTTTTTTACTAGCCAAGGTGACACGCTAAACTATGTCACTTCCGTCCCGGTAGGCGGTTTGATTACTTTGTACGGCACGGATAGCAATGCCCTTTACAAGTTGTACGGCAACAGCACGGCAAATACTGCCAGCACCATTCAGACTGCGCTGCTTCCGATGGGCGATCCGATACGGGACAAGCAGGCACTCAAAATTGGCATTGAAGCAACGATGCCAATTGGCGCAACAATTTATGCAACAGTCGATAGTGAAGTAGGTAGCAGTCCAATTTATACATTGGCTAACTATGCTTCATGGTACAACGCATCAGGAACCACGTTGACATGGACAAACAATTCAAGCGCAACAATTCCTTGGATTTTTTCTGGTTACACATTATTCAAGACTGATGCAGAGCAATGGGGTAAATACTTGGGTCAAACCATGACATCCAATACACCTGGATTTACTGTCAATGGTTTTGAATTTGAACATGAACTAAGAGCGAGGTTCTAATGGCTGTTCCAAATATCTTTGCAACTGCGACTAGCGCGATTCCGCTTTCGCAGCTTGACCAAAACTTTGCCACGGCGATTACGCTTGGCAATACTGCCACTTACTTGGGAAACACGACAACCAGCGTTGGAAATTTGACGCTGACCAACGTTACCATCAGTAGTGTTGCAACCGCAATTACCGCAGCGCAAGGTGGCACTGGATTGACTTCCCCAGGAACGTCAGGAAACGTACTAACTTCAAACGGTACGGTTTGGCTTTCGCAAGCGCCATCTGCCGGCATTTCTTCTGCCATTCCAACCGTTGATGTCAAAACTACTGGAACGTCTGCTACTTTTACAATTCCTACTGGAATTACAAAAATCAAAATTACTGTCGTTGCTGGTGGTGGCGGCGGTGGAGCAGGAAATGCTGGAAACGGCGGTGGTGGCGGCGGTGGTGGTGGAACTGCAATAAAGACTCTAACCGGCCTTACTCCTGGAAACACTCTGACTTATACAGTTGGAGGCGCTGGCGCTTCTTCTCAGGTTGCCTCTGGCACTCAAACTATTACTACAGTTTCTGCAACCGCAGGATCAGCCGGAGGTACGGTTGCCGGTGGCGCTGGCGGAATAGGAAGTAATGGCGATTTAAACATTGGTGGCAGTGGAGGCATGAGTGGCTCCACGGATGGCGATGCAACTACTGGCGTACCTGGCTCTGGAGGAAGTTCTTATCTTGGTGGCGGGGGGCAATCATCTAGAGGCGCCAATGGAAATGCAGGCAGAGCTTATGGCGGCGGCGGCTCTGGCGGGGTTGGCACTGCTGGCGCTGGCGCTGCTGGCGTGATTATTTTTGAATACTAAGGTGCAAACATGAAATATGCTTACATCTCTGCACAAGAACAAATTTTTAGCTATGACGGGTCATTGCTTGGATCGCGTGTAGTTCAAGTGCAAGACAATAAAGACGGTCTGGTAAATGTTCTGCCTGATTTGTTTTGGGCAGATTGCGATGACAATACGACTCCAGACAATTCTTACTACAACACTGTTAGCCAACAAGTAATGCTGCGGCCTGTTCCTCCGGCTCAATAATCAAAGGAATTGTCATGGGTCTTAATGCGTTTACCAAGACGGGCAACACCGTAGCGTTTATTGCAAGCACCTCTGCTCCTGCTGCGGTGCAATGCGCGTCCACAACCCTTGGCGGCAATCAGTACCGTGTCATCAACACTGGTACGGTCACGGTATTTCTCGGCTACGGCATGACCGCTGCGGATGCAAACAACGCGGCAGGCGTAGTCACGACTACTGGACAATCATTCCCGCTGTTGCCATCGACTGATGAAATTCTGACTTTTGTGCCAAATGCCTACTTTACCGGCATCACTTCTAGCGGCACAGCCACAATTTACATCACGCCTGGTGACGGCCTCTAAGGAGCAATCATGCTAAAGGTAGCAGGCGGCGGTGGCGGCGGTGGAAACGGAAGCGGGACAGTAACCCAGGTTGATACTGGCACTGGGCTAACTGGTGGCCCGATCACGACCTCCGGCACGATCAGTCTTGCCAACACTGCTGTCACTGCCGGGACATACGGTAATTCAACAACGGTATCGCAAATTACCGTTGATGCTCAAGGCAGGATCACTAGCGCAGCCAATGTTGCGATTGCAAGCGGTGGGTCTGGAACCGTCACTAACGTGGCAACCGGAACGGGTTTGACAGGTGGGCCAATTACGTCAACCGGAACCATCAGCATTGCCAACACCACAGTCACGGCTGGAAGCTATGGCAACGCTACGCAAGTAGCTACCTTTACCGTCAATGACCAAGGTCAGCTAACTGCGGCAGCAAACGTCACAATTAGCGGCGTGTCTCCTGGAGGCGCGGCTGGCGGGGATTTGACCGGGACATATCCCAATCCTAATTTGGCAAACACGACTGTCACAGCGGGGAGTTATGGCAATGCAAGCACCGTTGGAAGTTTCACGGTTGACGCGCAGGGGCGGCTTACGGCGGCGGCGAACGTCACGATCAGCGTCCCGGCATCGCAGGTAACAGGGTCAAACATCACCCTCGGCAATACGACTTTGACGCTGGGTGGCACGACAACCTCTGTCGGCAACCTGACTCTGGCTAACGCGAACATCAGCGCGACTACCGATGCTAATGCCACGTTTGCAACCAGTAGCTTGCCCCTGGTTCCTGAAGGCTACATCACCATCCTGATTAACGGCACTAACAAGAAAATTCCGTACTACGGTGTCTAATGGACATGGAAACCCTTTCAATCGTGAAGTTCGGAGACAAGGATAGCCTTGGCGAATTTCTATTTGAGAACGGGTTGCAGCACAAGCTGTTTCAACAGACGTTCATGGATCAAGGTGTGCCAGTGCCGGTGTATCCGTTGATTGACGCAAACATCGACAACCTGGACGATTGGTTGCAAGTGCATCAGGTAGAGCATCAGGCGTTTGCAGGCTATTTGGGATTGAACAACCCATTCAACCTGTTGGACGTTGATTGGAACAAGGAGGAGGAATTCTATGATTGGATTGCTTCCCACTTGTACATCCATCAACAGATCGCGGCATCGTTGGGGCTAACATGAATTCAGTCGAGATCATTCAGAAGTCGATGCAAGGGAAACTGCCGCAGGGTGTGTCAGAGGGGCAGTTTCTCAATGGCATCAATTTCATGCTGAAGAAGCAGGGATACAAGCTGATTCAAATTGGGAACAGCGCATTTCTTGCCAAGCCGGATCAAGCTGGAACGGTAGAAGTGCATACGTTCTCCGCTGAAAAACCAGCGCAGCTAGTACAGAATTATGTTGAATTGGCAAAGATGCTCAAGCAACAAGGGTTCAAGAAAGCGGTCAGCTATTCGTCCGATCCTGGATACACCAAGATTGCAAAGATGTCTGGTCTGCCTGTTAAGGTGACGCAGACGGTTCGTAAAGAAGGCAAAGAGATGAAGCCTACCTATCAGTTTGAATTGGAACTGTAATGCCAGCCGCCCCAGTAGTAGGTGCGGTTATTGTTGACTACGCGATTGGCGAGGCAATAGTCGCTGCCGTTGGCTCTGAAATCCTTGGCGCAACAATCACCGGCGCAATCGGTGGTGGATTAAGCGCTGCCGCAACTGGCGGCGATGTCCAAAGAGGGGTTCTTGGTGGGGCAATATCTGGTGGCGTGGGGCGAGCAATCGGTAGCGCATTAGGGCCAACTGGCCCTGTTGGTGAGTTTGGGCCGCAGATACCGGAACCGTCTGCCATTCAAACGGCACTGCCGGGGGTTTCACGGGAATCTGCACGGGCGCTGACCAAAGGATTGTCCTCGGCTGGCGGCAGGCTTGCTGGCGCATTAGGCACTGGTGGGGACATTTCCCAAGCACTGAAGCAGGCAGGAACCGCTGGCATTGCTGGGGGCTTGTCTGAGTTTGTTTGGGGGCCGACAGAGAAGGGCGATTACGCTAGTCAGGCTGGGAAGCAGGCTACGCAGTACGGCATCAGCCAATTACTCGCTGGGCCATCAACACAGTATGTAGGGCCATCAGGATCGCGGGATGTTTCAGGCTCGGCAACAACCACAGGCGAGGCTGCTCAAGCCCCTGGGCCGGGTTCTGCGGCATTGGCGCAGGCACTACGGGTTGATGCTGGAGGCCCGCTGTTTGGTGGCGATTCAGAGGGTAGGCAAAGGAAGGTTTGGAACGTAGAATCACTCAAGCTAAAAGACGAAACGGGTGCGTAAATGGCTAAAGAGATCGCAAAAC